AACAACCAAAACATCACAACCATCAATGGAGCGACTATTTATGTCCGTGGAGCCGACCGACCAGATACGCTACGTGGCGTTTCACTCACCTATGCAGTCCTCGACGAAGTTGCAGACATCAAGCCCGAAGCGTGGGAGCAAGTTATCCGAGCCTCCTTGTCCGACAAAAAAGGACGAGCCATGTTCATCGGCACCCCAAAGGGAAGAAACTGGTTCCACGATATGTTTAGACTGGGCCAAGGCGCAGAGGACAAAGACTGGAAGTCTTGGCACTTCACAACAAAAGACAACCCCCTGATCGACCCTGAAGAGATTGAGGCTGCCAAGAAAACCCTGTCCACATTTGCTTTCAAGCAAGAATACATGGCGAGCTTTACCAATGCTGGTAGCAACATCTTCAAGGAAGAGTGGCTTAGATACGGGGAAGAGCCTGAGATTGGTAGCTACTATGTGGCTGTTGACTTGGCTGGCTTTGAGGAAGTGGCAAAGCAGGCGGCTAATTCTAAGAAGCGTCTTGACCAAACTGCCATCTCTGTGGTCAAGGTCACTGAGGACGGGAAATGGTTTGTCAAAGAGATTGAATATGGTCGGTGGGACGTCAGAGAAACCGCCTCCAAGATTCTGCTGAAGATGCGCGACTACAAGCCAATGAGTGTCGGAATTGAGAAGGGGGCGCTGAAAAACGCTGTTTTGCCATATTTAACAGATTTGATGCGGAAGAATAATGTGTATGCTCACATTGTTGACCTTACGCATGGAAACAGAAAAAAGACAGATCGCATCATTTGGTCATTACAAGGCAGATTTGAGCATGGGCGTATTGTCTTAAACCGTGATGAGAATTGGGACGAGTTCATCGACCAGCTTTTGCTTTTCCCATCAGTAGGCGTACACGATGATTTGTGTTTCGTTAGTGGAACAATGATTTCAACGCCTTTTGGCAAAAAACCCATTGAGTCACTAAAGATTGGCGATCTAGTTGACACGCCAACTGGCCCAAAGAAAGTAATAGACGCAAAACTTACAAACCCAAACGCACAGGTCTATGCCTTAAGCGCAGGACTTGTGGGCACAGGAAGCCATCCAGTTATGACGAACAATGGATGGAAAGACTTGTGCAAAATAGAAAAAGATGATATTCTTGTGTATCAACACAAAGGAGAATCGTCATGGGTTTCCCAACTAAAGAAGGCGTGGTTCGTGAGTCGGTTTACTTCAATGGATACAAGTACAACCGCTATCCAGAAGCAAAGCGAGAAGCGCATCGGCGCTATTTCACCAAGTCTGGTGGGCGTGGGCTACTCCACCGCCATGTTTGGGAGTTCCACAATGGGCCAATCCCAAAAGGACACCAAATTCACCACAAAGATGGGAACTTCCTTAACAACGACATTTCAAACCTTGCTTGCCTCAGTACCAAAGAGCACAGACAAGAGCACATGGAAGGGATTTTGGAAAAAGCCAGAAGTCCAAAACGGCTTGAGCACCTTGCCAAAATCAGAGAAAAAGCCGCAGAATGGCATAAATCTGAAGCTGGAAAGGCTTGGCACAAGCAACATGGCGCAAAATCTTGGGAAAACCGCAAGCCAGTTAAGCACACTTGTAAAGAGTGTGGCACAGAGTTTGAATCCCTCAAGACTGCTCGCGTTTACTACTGTTCTGGTAGGTGCGCGGCTACTGCTTGGAGAAAAAGCCACCCAGACTATTACACCGCTGAAGGCAAGGCATCCCGTTTATAACTTGACCGTAGAAGACGCAAAATGCTACTATGCAAACGGCATATTGGTGCATAATTGCGATTCATTGAGCTACATAGATCAACTGGCGGTCACTTCTTACTTTGTTGACGACCAAGAAGATGATTGGGAGCCTGTGGATGTAATATCGGGGGTGTAATGGCAACAAACAATGAAGTCAAATTAGAGCAGAGTGAGTTTTATGAGCCTACGGAGGCTGATAAAGAACTTACAGACTTTGTGACAAGCCATTGCACAAAATGGCGTGACTACCGTGATGTGAACTTTCTACCCGATTGGTTGGAATATGAGCGCATCTTCCGTGGTCAATGGGCGGCAGAAGACAAGACCCGAGAGTCTGAACGTAGCCGAATTGTCACACCTGCTACACAACAAGCCGTAGAAACCCGCCATGCCGAGATCATGGAAGCCATCTTTGGTCAGGGTGATTTCTTCGACATTGAGGACAACATCCAAGATGTGAACGGCAACCCCATTGACATTGAGCTAATCAAGGCTCAGTTGATGGAAGACTTCAAGAAAGACAAAATCCGCAAAGCCATTGACCAGATTGAGTTGATGGCAGAGATTTATGGTACTGGTATCGGTGAAGTCATTGTGACCACCGAGAAAGAGTATGTGCCTGCCACTCAGCCAATCCCAGGCCAACCAGGTCAAGCAGCCATTGGTGTGCTAGAGCGTGACCGTATCGGCGTCAAGATTGTCCCCGTCAACCCCAAGAACTTCCTGTTTGACCCCAACGGCACATCTATTGATGACTGTATGGGCGTGGCTATTGAGAAATATGTCTCGATTCACAAGGTGGTCAAGGGCATTGAGCGTGGCATCTACCGAAAGGTGGACATTGGCACGACTGGTGAAGACACAGACCTTGAGCCTACCCAAGAGGTGAGCCAGTATCAGGATGAAAAAGTCCTGTTGTTGACCTACTATGGCTTGGTTCCTCGTGAATACTTGAACAATCTCAAGGAAAACAAAGAGGTTGTTGAGCTTTTCCCTGAAAACTCGGTGGCTGAGGACTATTCTGACTTGGTAGAAGCCATTGTGGTGATTGCCAATGATGGTTTGTTGCTCAAGGCTGAGGAAAATCCTTACATGATGAAGGATAGACCCGTCTTGGCATACCAAGATGACACTGTTCCTAACCGTCTTTTGGGTCGTGGCACTGTGGAAAAGGCGTTCAATATGCAAAAAGCTATTGATGCCCAGACCCGTAGCCACTTGGACTCATTGGCTTTGACCGTTTCTCCAATGATGGCGATGGATGCAACCCGTCTGCCTCGTGGAATGAAGTTTGAGGTTAAGCCAGGCAAGGCAATTCTGACAAACGGCAACCCACAAGAGATTCTGTATCCCTTCAAGTTCGGCAATACCGACCCCAACAGCCTACAAACTGCCCAATCTTTTGAGCGTATGTTGTTGCAAGCCACTGGAACTTTGGATTCTCAGGGGATGGTCAGCAATGTGGCTCGTGATGGTGGTCAAGGCGGTATGTCAATGGCTGTGGCTTCTATCATCAAGAAGTACAAGCGCACATTGGTGAACTTCCAAGAGGATTTCCTAATTCCGTTCATCAAGAAAGCCGCTTTCCGTTTCATGCAGTTTGACCCAGAACGCTATCCTTCTGTGGACATGAACTTCATTCCCACGGCTACGCTTGGCATCATTGCTCGTGAGCATGAACAACAGCAATTTATTGGTTTGTTGCAGACTTTGGGGCCAAATACCCCTGTCTTGCCAATCATCTTGAAAGGCATTTTGTCTAACTCTAGCCTGTCAAACCGCTTTGAGTTGATGGCGGCATTGGACAAGATGAGCCAGCCTGATGAACAAGCTCAACAATTGGCACAAGTTCAGCAACAACTGGCTTTGCAAGCGGCTCAGGCTCAAATTGCGGTGCAGACCACACAAGCAGAGCAGAATCGCGCAGAGGCTCAGAAACTGTTGACAGAGGCAGAGTTGATGCCTCGTGAAGTTCAGGCAAAAATGGCTGCTTCTTTGACCAAAAACCTGCCAAATGAAGATGATGCCAATCAGCGTGAGTTTGACAAACGCGCCAAGATTGCAGAATTGATGCTCAAAGAGGCTGATATTAAGAATAAGAGCAAGATTGTTGAAATGCAGATGGCAGACAAGCGACAACAAGTTGAAAATGACTTTTTAGACCGCTTATCCAAGGAACTTTCGTGATGGATATTGTTGATTTAGAAAAGAAGTTGGGGGTTGCTGGACTATCTGCCGAACAGCAGTTAGAGATGGTTGCCGCCCTTCAAAAATCAGCACAATCCCGTCTAGAAGCCTCCCGTCAAGAGTCAATTGGCAAGAGTACTGAGCTTGTTATCCAAGGCTTGAAGAAAATCAAGTCAGACTTGGAATCCAAGTTTGGTGATTTGAGCCAATCAATCCAAGAAAAAGCGTCAAGCCTGAGAAACGGCATAGACGGAAAGGATGGTCGAGATGGCAAAGACGGGCGGGACGGAAGCCAAGGGCCTCAAGGTCTTCGTGGTGAACCTGGAAAAGATGGGCGCGATGGAGTGGACGGTGCTGATGGTATTTCTGTCACCTCTGCTCGGATTGATTTTGACGGTAGCCTTATTATTGAGTTGTCTAGTGGTCGTGAACTCAATGTTGGTGAGGTTGTTGCTCCTGAGCTTGCAGAACGCATCAAAGTCGTTAGTGCTAATGGCGGTGGCACTTCT